TCAATATCAAAATCCATATTAAATGTTAAATCTAAAGTAGAGTCGACTCCAATTCTAGCAGGAAATTTAAAATAATTAAATTGTGTATCAACTGCTTCAATAAATGATTTATTAGTATATGTTTCGATCGCTGGCTCTATAATTAAATTTTGATTATTTTGAGAATTTTCTTCGAATAATAAATTACCAGCTGCATTTCTTTGATTGATAAATTTATTATTTGATTTAAATGTTAATCCTTTTTCAATATATTCTTGTTGTATGTTTGTATCTACAAATGGAGGAGCTTGATAAACTGCAACCGGTGGAGGCATCGGAGGAGTAATTGCTCCAGGTAAAAACAATGGTCCGGCATTGCTAGGAGTATTTGTTCCTGTTCTTCCTGCACCAGCTGGGCCGCTGGGAGGAGGAGTTGGAATTTGTATTGTTTGTGGAGAGACATTTGATGGTCCGGTAGTGTTAGGTACATTTGGTGGTGGCGGTGGTGGCGGTGGCGTAATAATTGGAAATAATACATCTTCATTAGAAATATCAGTATGAGTTTGAATTGTTCCTTTTGTAATAACACCATTCGAATGCGAATGCCATGGACCTACATAATCAGCTCCAGTTCCATCTAGATATTCACCGCCAGGAGTATAACCATTACCTGTTGGTTGAGGACCAGATCCGCCTGAATTAGCTGCATATGATCCGCCTTGAGACTGATTAGGATATAATTTTAATCGATGTATTAACATATTATCTTACTATTTTAAAATAGAAGTCATCTTCTATAAACTCATCATATATACCAGATGTAATTTTAAACATTAATCTATAATATCGTTCAGGCATTAATCCAGACATATCTAAATTTATAAAATTACTAGTTGAGTCACAACTAATTTTAGTATATGTATCATTAAATGGTATAACTACTTCTTCGGTTGCAGCATCTCTAATTGAATATAATGATCCTGATGGTAAATATTTAACAGCTGTTTCTGGAAATAAATTAGTTGGAGATTTTTGTGGATATCTATCTCTAACAAATATTCGAATTTTATTTACACTTGTATCTAAATATTCTTTTTGTAAATCTGTATATATTTTATATGATTCAATATTAAATTGTTCTAATGATCCTGTTGCAAAAGAAGATTTATCAAATAACATTAATAATTTTGGAACATAAATTGTATGTGTTTCTCTACTAAAGAATCTTACATAACCATGTTTATTATCAGCTGCTTCAGTAGCATCAGAAAATTGAATTAAAAATCCATAATTTGGAACAGTAACACCATATGAACCAGATTGCCAGGTTCTCACTGCAGATGTTACATCCATATATAAATCAGTATTTCTTGTACTAGCAGCTGTATCTAAATCTGTAATTTGTGAAAATGATTGTGAAAATACTAATTGTAATCCAGTATTTGGTGACTCTTCTAGATAACTTCCTCCTTCACCAATACCTTTAATATATAAATTACTTCCGTTAGCTATTTCTTGATTTTGTGATCCAGATGTCCAATTACTTCCAGATATAGGATAAGACCATGTACAGCCTTCTTCTATAATAGGATTTGAATTAACAAAACCTAATCCATTATCCCAATCATTTCCTAAAATTTTAGCTTCTACAGAATATGTTGATGGTAAATTAACTGCATGAGTTGTGTATAATTGCAAAAAGAATTTACAATCTTCGATATTAACACTATACTTTGATAATGCTGAATTAACTTGAGTTAAATCAAACTTTACTAGTGATCTAGATTTAGAATAAGATGTTCCACCTGTAGTATCACGTTTACCAATTTCTAGAATTTCATCTAGCCCAGTATTTAATGTTTTAGCAACTTCAAATATTGATGTGTCTTGGGATGGATATAATATTTTAAACATTTTTTATTTTCTATTAATTTGAGTATGTTACACTAGGTGCTCCAATTACTCCTGTTACGTGCCAATATGTTCCATCACATATCAAATCATATTGGTCTCCAGTAAAGCTTCTAGAAGCTGCTATTTCCATTTGAACAAAAGGTCCACTACTTCGGCTAAGTGCCGTAGTACTATTAACAGTAAGAATACTGAATAAGGCAGTTCGATCAGAACTCTCAACAAAGATTGTAACTGGTCTTGCTAATGTCGCTGGACTAGCAACATCATCACCCACTAGTCCAATTATAATTTTATACGCAGTACCAGGCGTTATAGTAGCTGGTCTAGGCAATTGAAATCCAATTCCATTTGAACCTTGATTACCATCATCTAGAACTGTTAATACATATGTAGAAGTTGAATCACCATTTACATTAAATGTTATGGTCGAATCATCCGAAACTTGGGAAGTAATTATTTTTGATTTATTCCCTGATATAGTACCATTGAAAACAGTATCTCCTGTAAACGTAAACGATCCGGATGGAGTTAAATTATACGCATGAGTACCTTTTAATGCATCAATCGATTGTGATACATGAGCAGCCTGAATTGTTCCTGAATTAGTTATTCCCGATGTTGATAATGTTAGTGCCATAATTTTATATAAATATTTTCATGTTAATATGTTGTTACTTTTCCTTTAATATCTTTTTTAGGAAATTTAAGTTCAAATATACTAGGATCCAAACTAGGATAAATAATACCTTGTCTTGTTGCAGTCTCTAAATCATAAACATTACCAGAATAATTTTGATTTGTATTATATAAATTGCTAAATTTTAATCCTACAACGCTCTGAACACCATCTGTGTTAGCTAATGTATTCATTACTTCTGACTTTATTATAGGTTGATTGATTTGCCATTTATCTATTTCGAAATATTTTTGTAATGTGTCAATTGCATTTAGTAAAACTTCATTAGAATTATAATTTGGAAGAATTGTTATTTCAAAGTCAATTCCAAAATTAATAATAAATGCATCTTTAATATTAATAGCATCTGTTAAAATTCTATAGTAGTCTAAATATGTTTTTAAATTGTTTTTAATAGCAGTATTCAATGTTGTTAATTGTTTCAATTCATTATATCCCAATACATATAAATTCATTGCTAATGGATTAGGTATTCTTGTATCTTCTAAATCATTTTGTGTTATTTGATCGTCTGGTACTATATATGATTTTGCAACGCTTCCAAATTTTGCTGGCATTGAATATGATCTAACTATATAATCTTGTTTTGTTACCAATCTGTTTTGAGTTGCAAAAGTTGCAGCTGCATTATTTTTTATATCTTGTAATGAATCTGCAGACTTACCTCCACGAGCTGGGGTTTCATTATTTATGGTAACGCTGGATTTAACAAAATTCATCATTGATTGTGAAGCTGTTGAATTTGGATCGTCATTAAATTCAATAAAGTCAATTTTTTTAATTGTATTACTTTCAATATTGTCTGATATACCGTTTCCTATAGTATATGTAACAGTTAATGTAGTATTTGAAGGAGCTTCTCCATATGCTTTTGTGTATAAAAAATTAGAAGGATCTATATCTACATTTACATTTTTTCTTAGTTGTTGTAATCCATTTCCTACATTAGCGGGGTTTGGAATAATTTCTTCATCATTATTACTACTTACTCCTGCTCCGAATTGTAATTCTAGTTTTCCATCTGATCTTAATCTAGATATAAATCTTTTTGAAACTTTTTTCATTTTTAAAAGATATGGAGAAGAATCACGATATTGATATGTATCTGGGTCGTTTTCTTTTATATTTAATACTTCTTCAAATACAGTATCTTGAGCTAAATATGGAACTTCAGTCCATATATCTCCATCAGACTCTTTAATAGAAATTATTTCAATTATATTTGAATCTGGTAATACTATTTTATCATATTGTTTAGGAGATTCAAATGTAAACTTTTTTGATTTAATTGTTCCAGATACTGCTTGCGTTTGTTTTTTTAATAAATAATATATTGGTTCATTTGTAGTTGGATCAATTTCATATATTGTAACTTCCGTAGGACTTAAAGATGAAGATAAATTAAAATCTACAACATCTAAAGTTCTAAATTCTGCAGAGCCATTTTCTTGTTTAATACGCATACCTGGAGCTATTGATAATGCAAAATCATAATTTGGTTGATTAGATGCACCTGATCCTTTTGCTGGAATTAATTGAAATACATTTAAATTTACATGAGATGCTACAGAATTTAACGGTTTATATCCTAGCATATTAGCTAAATTAATAATATTTCCACGTTCTTGAGCTTGATTTAATATTGATTCTTTTAAATTGGTATCAGTATAAAATGATAATACATCGCCTACATATGCTGCTAATTCAACAAATAACATACCAGGAGATGATTCATTAAAATCAGTATATTGATTTGGAAAATATTGTTTAGTAAATTCTATTAAATTTTTTCTAAACTGATTAAAATCTTTATTTAAATATTTTACGTCTTTTACTACATCCATTTATAAATCCTTACGAGTCAATTGTTATAGTATTATCATTTTTTGATGATAACGTTAATGATTGTTCTGCTTCTATATTTGAAACACGATATGTTATTTTAACATTAATATATGTATTATTTGGAGAATTAAATATTATATTGATAGATTCAATATTAATATATGGCAACCATCTACTAACAGAATTTCTAATTTCTTCATCAATTGCAATTTTTAATTCATCGGTTTGTTGTTCAAATAAAAGATATTTTAATAATGTTCCAAATTCATTTAATTCATAACGTTCTCCACGACCAGTAAGTAATAAATTTTTAATATTGCTACTAGATTGTTCTAACGTAGTATAAGTAGAGTTGAAAATTCTACGTCCATTAAATGGAAATTTTATTCCTATAGCTATATTATTTTCTTCTAATATATTGTTATTTTCAAACCGGTATGCCATTGCCTTTTTTCTTATCAATTGCTTTCATTAAAGCTGAATAATCTCGAGTCATTGCTTTTGCAACAATAGGATCAACTTTCATTGTTTTTCCTGTTTCTGGATCATTTATAATAGAATTAGTTGTTTGTCTATTTAAATTAAATCCTTGTGCATCTTTAGAAGTCATTATAATATCTTCTGACATTAAAGAAGCATAATCAGCTGAAGATTTTGTTTCAGTTAATTTATTAGTTTCATTTAATATATCAGAAAATTTATTTTTTTTAAATTTTGGATTATTATTTGAAGTTGTTTTTTTAACTGGTATTTCAACTTTTTCTTGTTTTGTTTCTTGTAATTCATTAATTGTTGATTGTAATCCCGATTGTAATATTTCAGTTAATTCTTGTTTAATAACAGATCTAACTTCTTCATTTATAACTTTTTTTAGTACATTAATAAATTTTTCTTGTTTCATGATTATTTCTTTTTATTATAAATATTAAACATATAAATTTACGCCCATCCTGTATTTAATTTTGGTCCATAAACTTGATTTGAAGATATATCTACATAATAATCTCCTGATTTACCTAAATCATTATTCGGAGGTCCCGCTCCAGATAAAACTTTTGAAGGCGCTTCTTGTAAAGATGTTAATAAGTCACGTTGTTGATCAATTAATTCACGTATTGAATTTGCTCTGTCGTCTAAATCATCTATAGATACATTTTTTAATTGATAAAATTCACTATCTAATTGATCATTATAAAAATTATTATCTCGATTAAAATTATCAATTGAGTCTTTTACTTGTTGTGGTACTTTTAAAACATCATTATTAATATCTTCTGCTCCACTACATGCTTCTGCTAAACGATTAGCTACTTTTGTTAATTCTTGAACTGCTAAATCAATTCCAATATTTAATCTGGATGGAATTGTTTGTAATTGTTCTAAAGATTTTTTTGCATTTTCTATTGTCATTGTTTGTACCATACTTAAATCTGCTCCGGCAATAGCTTGTCCTACAACTGGTATTAAATATAAAGAAGATTTTACAGTTGTAGCAATATCAGCTAATGTTTTAAATAAATCAATCATTTCTTGAATTTTTGGTATTAGCTCTTGTAACTTTTTAATTAATTCCATTACATCTTCTAATGATTTTTTTAAATCTTGAATTCTAGGATCATCACATGCACAATTATCTTCTAGTTTTGTAGCTTCATCAACCAATGTTAATAATTTTTCAATAATTTTATTTAAAAAATCTACTATTGTATCAACTGCAAATGAAGTTATTCTAGGAGGTATTTCGGGTATTTTATTTAATGGAAATGTTACTGGCATAATTATAACTTTCTTTTATTTTTTCATGAAGTATTTTTTACTTGTTAATTTTGATAATTTTTGTCTAGCTTGAGATATTTTTCCTAACGCTGGAAGTGAATATATTCCTCCACTACCAAATGTTCCTCCTTCAATTTCATCCATTATTAAACCTAATATTGTTATTAATTCTTTTCCATGAACCATTGGTTCTGTAGCGCTTTCATCTCCTAATAATATTTCATTTGCATTTAAACTTATTCGATTTGAAGAATCTAGTATTATATTATTTGATTTTGAAGTTAATGTAATTCTATCTGCAGTTCCAATTAGTTGGGATTTATCATAATTTAAATATCCGCCAGATTTATTAGTATTTTTATTTAATTTTAATGTAGTTAATCGTTGGGTTGTTGTTAAATATAAAGAAGATGCATCAGTATCTAAATTTTCAACCGTATATTTTCTTCCATATGGATCTTCTTCACTATTCGAAGTGTGACCAGACGTATTTGATAATATAATTATAGGATCAGAATTTAATTTATTCATAGAACCATTACCAGACCAATTTGGTAAAATAGAAGTTTGGGATATATCATTTGATATTGGAGAACTTCCTAAACGTATAGAATTTCCAAATCTTCCTTGAATTAAAGTATCACCAGCAAATGATTGTAATGGGTTAATTATTTTATCAGGTAATACATTATCTGTAACGTTTGATCCTTCGGTACTAGGTAAAACATTTTTATATATAGAAGATTGAATTGGTAATGTACATAAATAATACCATTGTAATTCTGTGTTTATTTGTCCACTATATTGATTAGGTCCATTAAATATTAAAATTATTTCGCCTACGGTTGGCGGAGTTTGCATATTAATAGAAGCAGGTCTTACTTGTACATCATGTTGAACTGTACTAGTATTATATATTTCTGCAGAAACAGAATATAAATTTTGTTGATTTTCGCCAGTGCGAATTTGTTCAACGTCAATTACTTCAGCTATTTCAAATACAACTCTAAATGAATTAGACATTATTTTCTCCTGATACTAAATCTTTAGCTTTCTGAATTTTTTCTTGTAATTCTTTATCTTCTGCATCTATTTTTTCTATTTCTTCGGTTAATTCATCTTCAAATTCTTTGGATGCCATACCTAATAATTCTTTCTTTTCAGATTCACTTAATAGTGATGATTCTCCAGATATAGTCTGAGTAGTTGAAATATAACGTTGAGTGATAGCAGTTAATTTAACTATATGATCATCATTTTTTACTGCTACGTCTAAATATTCTTTAATTAAAGGAACTATTATAGTAGCGTCAGATGCATTTCTTATTAAAGGTTGCAGTTGAGATATTAACTGATTTATTTGTCTATCTTTCTTTTTAGAATTATGATAAACATTTGACATTAAATCAGAAAAACTGACTCCTTTAAATAATTCTTCTTTAATATCCATTATACGATCCTTTTAAATATAAATATTAAAAGGGTAAATTCACGAATTCATTTTGTTCATATTCTTTGAATTTTGTTGTATATATTTGTTTTAAGACTTTAATTACCTTAGTAATATTATTAGTTTGAAGTCCTGTACGCTCACGTATAAATACATATAATGCTTTTTTATTATATTGCTCTATATTTTCACGATTTTCAAATAAATGTAATATTGAATCAGCTACGTGAATGTCAGACTGATTTGTAAATATTCTATTTATATTATCATAACAATATTCAACATACGCATTCATAAAATACTTTAAAAGTTCTTGCATTTCCATATTATGCATTTCTGTTGGAATATTTCTTTCTTCATCAACATCTATAGGTTCAGATTCTTTTTTTAACTTTGAATATCCTTTTT